ATGGACCGCGCTGGCAAGCCGGTGTACGTGGAGACGCCAGACGGCCAAGTTGTGCCGGCGTTCACGTTTGAGCCGATGGCGGTCCTGAAGGGCGCTGAGTTGCTCGGCAAGCACCTGAAGATGTTCACGGACAAGGTGGAGCACTCCGGCACCATCAATTGGGTTGAGCAGCTTGCGGCGATGAGCGGTGCAGCCAAACGCTGATCTGGTAGCCATCGTTGAGCGGTGGCGGGCGGGCGGCCCGGCCCTGTTCGCCAAAGAGGCGCTAGGAGCCGAGCCGACCGAGCAGCAGTGGGAGGCGTCCAAGGCGCTGGTTGAAAGGCGCCGGGTCAGCATCCGGTCTGGCCACGGCACCGGCAAGAGCACCTTCATGGCTTGGTGCGTGCTGTGGTTCTTGGCGTGCTACTTCCCGGCCAAGGTTCCTGCTACGGCGCCGACCAGCCACCAGCTGGAAGACGTGCTGTGGGCTGAGATTGCGAAGTGGCACCGGGAGCTGAAGGAGCGCTTCCCTGTGCTCGGCGAACAGTTTGAATGGTCCGCTGGGGCCTACCGGGCGAAGATGGCTCCGAACGAGTCCTTTGCCGTGGCGCGCACCAGCAGGCCGGAGAAGCCGGAAGCGCTGCAAGGCTTCCACGCCGACAACATCCTCTTCCTGATCGATGAGGCATCGGGCGTAGCTGACAACGTGTTCGAGGTGGCCGAGGGCGCGCTTTCGACTGATGGCGCTTTTGTCGTGATGGCGGCCAACCCAACGCGCCAGAGCGGCTACTTCTTCGACTCGCACCACAAGATGCGAGGCTCCTGGGCTGCGCTGCACTGGTCTGGTGTCGATTCCCCGCGTGTGTCTCGGGACTACATCGAGAACATGCGCAAGAAGTACGGCGAGCGCAGCCCGGTCTACAAGGTGCGGGTGCTGGGCGAGTTCGTGACTGCCCCGGATGGTGTGATCGCGCTGGACCTGTGCGAAGCCGCCAAGTCGCGCGATGTGGCCGTTATCGGCTCCGCAAGGGTTGTCTGGGGTGTGGACGTTGCCAGATTCGGCGACGACTCCTCAGCACTGGCAAAGCGTAAGGGCAATGTGCAGATCGAGCCCATCAAGGAATGGTGGGGCAAAGACACCATGCAACTGGCCGGGATCATCAAGCGCGAGTGGGACCAGACGCCGGAGAAAGATCGGCCGGTTGCCATCAACGTGGACGTGATAGGCATCGGCGCTGGGGTTGTGGATCGGCTCAAAGAACTTGAACTCCCCGCCGTTGGCATCAACGTCGCCGAGTCCGAGGCGATCGACCAGGACACTCCAAAAGATCCGAAGGGCGAGCCGGTACAGCAATACAACCGGCTCAGGGATCAGCTGTGGTTCAAGGCCCGCGAATGGCTGGAGGCGAAGGACTGCCGCCTTGCCGATGACGACGAGACGATTGCCGAACTCACTACGCCCACCTACACGATTTTGAGCAACGGCCGGATCAAGGTCGAGGGCAAGGACGAGATGAAGAAGCGCGGCGTCAAGAGCCCGAACCGGGCTGATGCCTGGAACAACACCTTCGCCGAACTGCGGCTTGCCAAGAGCGATTGGGACAAGCCCCTCAAACCGAACACCAAGTACATCGTATGAACGAGCCAAAACGCCGCGGGCGCCCGCCCAAGCTGCTGCAACCCACTGAGCCCAATGCGAAGGCCGAGGGCGCGGAGTGTGTTGACTGCGGCCAAGCCGTTGGCCACTACGACGACTGCCCCGTTGGTATGGGCGTTTTGCCAGTGAGCGCAGCCCAAGCCTATGCCATGCGCGTCTGGGAAGGCCAGTCCGTCAGCCTACCGCGCAAAGAGCGCATCGAGCGCGTGAAACGAGCCCTGGAAGGTCAGAACCTGCCGTTTGAAGGCGTGGAGCTTCCCTGATGGAAGACCGCGAGCTCGTCTCCATCATCACGGCCATGCGCCGGGACTCGCTGGGTTATGAGTCCGGCGACCTGTCGCAAGAGCGCGCATCGGCGATGGACCACTACCACGGCCGGCCATACGGCAACGAGATGGAAGGCCGCTCGGCTGTGGTGTCGCGCGATCTCGCGGAGACGGTGGATTGGGCCCTTCCGGCCATCATGCGCGTGTTCGTGCAGTCCGGGAACCTGGCCGAGTTCACCCCCGAAGGCCCGGAAGACGAGCAGCTCGCCCAGCAGGAGACTGATTACGTCAATCAGGTGATCATGAAGGACAACCCGGGCTTCATGATCCTCCACGACGCCATCAAAGACACGATGCTGCTGAAAAACGGCTACGTGAAGCACTGGTGGGACGTCGAGGAGAAGATTTCCGAGGAGGGCTACACCGGACTGACCATGGAACAGGTGGTGAAGCTGATCCAGGATCTGGAGTACGGGGACGCCGAAGTCGAGGTGAAGGGCCAGGAGTCCCGTCTGGTTGACGTTGGCGGCACGCAAGTCGAGCTGTTCGACCTGAAGCTGCAGATCAAGAAAAAATGCGGCAAGGTCAAGGTCATGGCCGTGCCGTCGGAGGAGGTTCGCGTCTCCAAACGGTGTCGCGGATCGCTGCAGGAGTCGCCGTTTACAGAGCACGTCACCCGCAAGTTCCGCTCGGAGCTGATCGAGATGGGTATGGATCGGGATTTCGTGGAATCCCTGCCTGCTTATGGCTCACAAGAAGGCGAAAACAGCTCCGAGCGCAACGCCCGCGACTCCGTGACCGACGAGACGGACAACGATTCGGCGCAAGGAACGCTGGATCGCTCGATGGACGAGATCGAGTACTGCGAGGCGTACCTCAAGGTCGATTACGACGGCGACGGTATCGCGGAGCTGCGCAAGGTCGTGACCTGTGCCAACCGCATCCCGCCGGGTGACGAGTGGAACGAGGCGATTCCGGCTGTCTCGATGACCGGCTTCGTGATGAAACGTGTCCCCCACCGCCATGTGGGCGAATCGCTAGACGATGAAATCGCGGATCTGCAGGAGATCAAAACGACACTGCAGAGACAGCTGCTGGACAACGTCTACCGCGTGAACGACAGCGAAATCGTGGTCAACGAGGACGCCAACCTGCGCGACTTCATGACCCGCACGCCCGGTGGTGTGAAGCGCACAAAGGGTTCAATGCCAGTCGGCAACGCCTTCCAGCAGCTTGTGACACCTCCTATCGTTGACAAGCTGCTCCCGGCAATCGACTACATCGACAAGGTCAAGGAAATCCGCTCAGGGATTCGCCCCGGTTCCGACCTGGACCCGGACATGCTGCAAGACGTGACCAAAGGCGCGTTTCTGGAGGGCATGAACCGCCTGTCGCAGAAGATCGAGATGATCGCCCGCATGCTGGCCGAGTCTGGCGTCAAAGACATGGTGCAGCAGGTCCATGGCTTGCTGGTGAGAAACCAGAACCAGCAGCGTCTGGTGCAGATGCGCGGCAAGTGGGTACCTGTCAATCCGAGCGAATGGCGCGAACGCACCGACCTGACCGTCAAGGTGGGGCTCGGGACCGGCAACGAGGAGCAGAAGCGCCAAAACACCATGCTTCTGGGTCAAGGTCAAGCGCAGTTGATGCAAGCCGTGATGGCCGCTCCTCCCCCGGTGTACGCCAAGATGTACGCATGGTTTGAGGACATGGCCAAGAGCCTCGGCTTCGACGTCCCGGACAAGTACGCGCTAGCGCCGAACAGTCAGGAGTACATGCAGCTGCAGCAGAGCAAGCCGCAACAGCCCTCGGACCCGGCCGTCATCAAGGCGCAGATCGACGCCCAGGTGAAGATGCAGACCGAGCAAATGAGGGCTCAGATGCAGGCCGAGGTTGATCGGAACCGTCAGCAGGCCGAGATGCAGCAACAGGCGGCCAGGATGCAGATGGAGCGCGAACTTGCGCAATTCCAAGCCACGCTGCAGGCGCAGATCGAGCGTGAAAGGGCTTTGATCCAACAGGAAACCCAGGCTCTGATCGCTCGCATCAACGCCGAGGCCAAGCTGGACGCCGCGCAGATCACGTCACAGACGACCCTTAGCGCGCAGCAGGAATCAGCCTCCGATGGGGCGGTGGACGCATGAACGAAACAGCAGAACAACGCCGCATCCGCGCCGCTGAGGCCCGGCAATTCATGGCCAATCCGCTGTTTCGGGCCATGTTCGACGGCGTTTCCGCGGCGCTGGAGTCCAAGGCGCTGGCTTGTGATCCGACTGAGGAAAAACGTGCAGCCGACGTGATCCGCTGCAAGCAACTGCTCCAGGCGATGCGCCGTGAGATCGAACGGCGTGTCGAGGATGGCGAGTTCGCCTCTTTCGAGCTCGAGCAACTGGAAAAGAAACGGCTTCTGAACCTTCGTGTTCTGAGGCGATGAGTTAGCAGGCTGACAGCCCCCAGCCACTAAGCCGAGAGGCACGATTGGGGCAGCGCATCGTCGCGAGACGACCGCAGGAGAGTGAATTGGACCTAGAGAATGCTACCTCCACTGGAGGCGCGAGTATCGAGGACAGGCTGGTTGCGTATCTGTCTGTTGGAGACCAACCAGAAGAGACCAAGGAGCCCGCAGCCGAGGTGAAAACCGAAGGCGCCGCTCCTGAACCAACAGAACAAGGACAGCGTGATACCGACGACGGCGGCAACGAGCCGTCCGACGAGCCGCAGGTAACGACCTCTGACCTTGCCAAGATCCTCGGGATTGATGAGACCGCGCTGGATGTCGATGACGACGGCACGATCAAGCTCAAGACCAAGATCGACGGCGCAGAGGGCACTGCCAAGCTCGCGGACCTGCTCAAGTCCTACCAGCTAGAGGGGCACGTCAACAAGCGAAGCATGGAGATCGCGGAGCGCGAAAAAGCACTCCAGACCCGTGCGCAAGAGGTGGAGCAGCAGGCCCAGCAGCGGCTGCAAAACGTCGAGAGTCTGGCCAACGCCGCCAAGCAAGAGCTTCTTCAGGAATACCAGTCCATCAACTGGCAGGCCCTGGAGCAGCAGGATGCAGGGCAGGCGGCGCTTTTGAAGCAGAAGTTTCAAGAGCGCATGAACCGGAT